GTCCACTCGGTGATGGTGTCGGTCATGGTCTCTTCTCCCTTTTCTCTCGACGCCACCGGGCGCCCGGGGTGTTGTCCCGGGCCTGGCGTTGACGCATCCCAATCCCAAGCTGGCGCCACCGCGTGTCGATCTCGTACACGTCGGCCAGGTCACCGAACTGGGCGACCATCCACTGGGTGATCTGCCAGTGGCTGGCGCCACGGGCGTCAGGCAGCGGCATCACGAACCTCCTTCTTCCCGGTGCGACGTTCCAGCCGCCGCACCTGTCGCTTCACGGGCGCGCGGCGGCCCACGCCGACGTACCGGCGGCACCAGCGGCACAACGCATGGTGGTGGCCGAGCGTGGGCCGGTGCATCTCAGGGCCCTTCGTCGGCGCCGTCGCAGACCGCCCCGCCCCGGCCACCGACGATGGGTTCCATATGCCCGCCGCGTGCCTCGCAGTCCGAGGACATGCAGGAGTAGGCGAGGCCATAGACCAACAACGCGACGATCAGTACCGCCATGCTGAGCCACACCGGTGAACGTTCCCGGATCCGCACGTTCCCTCCCCTCCGGTTGTCTGGCCACAGCATACATGAGGTTGGGTTGGCTGTGACCTACCCTGATCCTTGATCGTCGAGGAGGTAACCCGGTGTCGCTTTCCCCCCTGGAACGGCTTGCCGAACTTCCCCCCGACGTGCGGGAACAGTGGCTGGCCGAACAGGAACCCTGGGTCCAGGAAGAGATCGCCCGGGGCGAGTGGTGGTGGACCGCCCGACCGGAGCAGCGCGCCCCCGACGGCAACTGGTTTATCTGGATGATGATGACCGGCCGGGGGTTCGGGAAGACCCGAGGCGGGTCGGAATGGATCGTCGACCAGGCCGAGGAGTTCCCGTACACCCGTTCCGGTGCGTCCACCCAGTGGCTGGTCATCGGGCAGACCCTCGCCGACACCCGTACCTTCTGCATCGAGGGCGAGTCGGGAATCCTCGCCGTCCTGCACCGACGCGGCTACGTCCGTAACGTCGACTACTTTTACGCCAAAGCCCCCAAGCCGATGATCACCTTGGCCAGACACGGCCAGGTGTTCTACTTCGAGGGCTGCGACGACGAGGACACCGGCCGGGGCTACAACGCGTCCGGGGCGTGGCTCGACGAGCTGGGCAAGTGGCGGTACACCCACACCGTGTGGAGGGAAGGCATCATGCCGTCCCTCCGCGCGGACCTACCCAACGGTGGCCGGCCCCGCTGCGTGGTCACCACCACCCCGAAACCCATCAAGCTGATCAAAGAGTGGTACGGCCGGTGGCGGGCCGGCGACACCTCGGTGGCGGTCACCACCGGGTCGACGTACGAAAACTTCGCCAACCTGTCCCCCGACATGATCGCCGAGTTCCGTAAGGAGTACGAGGGCACCACCATCGGCCGGCAGGAGATGCACGGCGAACTGTTGGAAGACGTCGATGGTGCGCTGTGGACCCACGCCCTGATCGAGAAGTACCGGGTGCTGCCCGCCGCTGTACCCGAGATGAAGATGATCGTCGTCGGGGTCGACCCGGCCGGCACGGGGCTGGCCGACGAGCAGGGGCTGGTGGCCGTCGGACGTGGTGTCGACGGCGAGGACTACGTCCTGGCCGATCTGTCCAAACGGGTCGCGGGCAAACCGGCAGCGCGGCGCGCGTGGGAGCTGTTCGCCGCCCTGAACGCCACCTGGCTGATCTATGAGGACACGTTCGGCAAGCAGTGGCTGACGTCGGTCCTCAAGGACGTGTACATCGAGATGCAGAAGGAGGGTGTGTTCCCGCCCGGTGGGGCGCCGCCGATGAAGGACGTTCACGCCCTCTACGGCAAGCGGCTGCGGGCGGAGCCGTGCGCGGTGCGCTACGAGCAGGGGCGGGTCCATCACGTCGGCGGGTTCCCGGAGCTGGAGGACCAGATGTGCACCTGGGTACCAGACGAAGACCTCGACTCGCCCGACCGGATCGACGCGCTCGTCCACGCCCAGGCGTTCCTACGCAGCCGGGAACGCGGCCGGGCGGCAGTCGCCGTCCCCGGCGGGGCAGGGGTCGACGCGGCCGGCCGGATGCCCGTTGCGGGTGTCCACGCGGCGTAACGCTCCGCTTTCAGCGGAAGATCCCCTACGCTTCATCCATGCCGACCGCGTTCACGTTCGCCGTGTACGCGCTCGCGTGCGCGAGGGTCACGAGCCTACTGGTCACCGACCGGATCACCGAAGCCGTCCGGGTGCGGCTGATCCGCCGGTTCTGCCGAGGCGCCCCCGACGACGACTGCCAGGACATGCGCGCCTACTTCCTGCTCTGCCAGTGGTGTATGAGCATCTGGATCGCGGTCCCGTTCGCGGCGGCCTGGTGGTGGGGCGGCGACTGGCCATGGACGCTGATCCCGGCCGCGTTCCTGGCGTTCAGCCAGATCACCGGCATGATCTCCAGCTTGGGTAGGTGAGCATGGCGTTTCGACGTCTTCCCCGGAACGCCGTTGCTGTGCCTGCCCGCCGTTCGGTGGTGACAGCCGCCGCCGCGCAGATCGCGTTGGACGGCACCTCGTGGCGGAACTGGAAGCTGGGTGACCAACGCTGGCAGGAGGAAGCCTGGCGGCACTACGACATCTCCGGCGGGCTGCGGTACGCGGCCGACTGGATGGGCAACGCCCTGTCACAGTGTCGTATCTACCTGGCCAAGCTCGACGAGAACGGCGAAGCCGGTGAGGAGGTCACCGACCCCCGACTGGCCATCGTTGCCCGGACCATGTTCGGCGGCCCCACCCAGCAGGCCGAGGCCCTACGCACCCTAGGTATCCAGCTCTACATGGTGGGGGAGTCGTACGTCGTCGCCGAGTCCGTCGAATCCGCCAACAAGGACATCTGGTACATCGTGTCGACGTCGGAGATCCGGCGGCAAGGCGGAAAGGTCATCGTCGACCGATCCCACGTCTACGGCGGCGGCCGACACGAGCTGGACGAAGGCAAAGACCTGCTGATGCGGGTGTGGACCCCCCACCCGCGTAAGTACGACTCGGCCAACTCGCCTGTCCGGGCCGCGTTGCCCGACCTGCGGGAGCTGGAGCAACTCCGTAAGAAGGTGTTCGCGCAGATCGACTCCCGGCTGGCCGGCGCGGGTCTGCTGTTCCTGCCCGACGAGCTGGAGTTCCCCAGCGGCGACGACGACGCGACCGGCGGCGCGGCCGGGCTGATGAAGGTCATCGAACGGGCGATGGCCCAGGCGATCCTCGACCAGTCCAACGCGTCGGCCCTGGTCCCGATCATCGTGCAGATCGCTGGCGAGTACATCGACAAGATCAAATGGCAGACTTTCGAGACACCGTTCCAAGGGGAAACCCTGGCGTTGCGGCAGGAGGCCATCCGCGCGCTCGCGCTCGCACTGGATCAGCCTGCGGAGATCCTCCTCGGCCAGGGGTCGACAAACCACTGGGGCGCGTGGCAGATCGAAGAGTCCACCATCAAGATCCAGATCAAGCCGTTGGGTGGCCGGATCACCGACGCCCTCTACAGCGGATACGGCCGCGCCGCGCTGACCATCCTCAAGGCCGACCCCGACGAATACACCTTCGGGTTCGACACCAGCGAACTGGTCATCCGCCCCGACCGGCAGGCCGACGCCCTCGCCGTCGCCGACCGGATCTCCGACGCGGCGATCCGCGCGGCCGGCAACTGGAGCGAAGACGACGCCCCCGACGACGCCGAGCAGGAACGCAGGCTCGCCCTCCAGATCGTCCTGGCCAAGCCGGACTTGATCACTAACAAGGACATTCAAAAGGCACTCGGTGTGTCCTGGGACATCGAAGACCCCGCCGAAGCGGCGGCCGGCGCGTTGCCGCAACCCGGCAACGGTCAAGCCCCCCAGCCGCGTGCCCTGCCCCAGCAGCCCCGCGACTCGGAAACCCCCGCGCAGGAAGCCGCCCTCCTCGTCGGCGCCGACCTCATCGTCCGCCGCGCGTTGGAAAAGGCCGGCAACCGGCTACTCACCGCCCCCCGCCGAGGCCAGTTCGCGCACGTCCCCGCGTGGGAGCTACACCAACACATCGAGGTCACCCCCGGCGACGCGGCACGCCTCGTCGCCGAGGCGTGGGAACCGGCAAGCGCGCTCGCGTTCCGCATCGGCATGGACCCGTCAATCGTCGTCGACATGCTGCGCACCTACACCGTTTCGTTGATCAGCCACGGGGAAGGACACGACTACGACCGGTTCGGGTTGTACCTGACCCAATCCCTCGACCTCATCGGACACGGCGACTGCGCCCAGTTCTGCCGTAACCCGCTGCACCCCGGGCCGTGTCGAGGCTGGCGGCGTCAACTCGGCACCCCACCGGGTGAGCGGCGGGACCTCGGCCCCGTTGACGAGGCGGCGCGGGGTCGGCGGCGGGCACCGGAAACCGGCAACGACCGCGACGCGGAGCAGGTCGGATGGTGGCGGCCCGGCGACCCTGACCCGCCTC